CCCAGGTCTCGCCCTGCTTGTCCACTTCGTGCCGGTCGAAAAAGGCTTTCATGCGGCGCACGGTGTCCTCGGACATTGGCCGCTTGTTGATCAAATCACGCGCCCGGGCGATGCCGACGCTCGTCATGCCGCGCTGTGACATCGGCTTCTTCTCGCGGATCTCAAGTGCGCGCCGTGCGTTGTCCGCCATCGCGTCGGTCGGAATATAGGAGCCGTCGGCGAAGTTGATCGTGACGAGATTTGAGTCGTTCTGGATCTGTTCGACCGGCTCGATTGCGGCCGGCGCCGCTGCGACGCTCGCCGCCTGCGCCTCGGCTGCGCTCGCACCCACCGCGTCGCCTGCTGCGGCTGCGGCCGCTGGCGTGCTTGGAAGTGAGGTCGTCGTGAGGCGAATCGCCGTCTCCGGCACGCCGTATTTCACCGCAAGCTCCTTCACAAATCCCGCTTCGATTGCGATCTGTTCGAGCCGCGAGAAAGCGTCGGTGCCTTCCTCGGCCGCGATCTCTTGCAGCGACTTTGCGCCCTGCCGGTTCTCGTTCATGTTCGCCGCTGACTCGCGGCCGACATCGATGCTGAGCTTGGCCGGGAAGCGCCATTCGCCCTTGGTCGCTCGGCGGAGCGCCTGAACCATTGTCTCGCCCGAGAGCAGCGGAGGCGGTGCAATTTCGCCGCGTGCGATGGCGTCGAGAATCACGGCGTCTTTGATCGGGTCCAAAACCTTGTCGGTCAGCACGCCCTGCTTGTTCGTAAATACTCGGTCGGCCGCAGCGAATTCTGCGCGCACGCTCGGTCCCTTGTAGTCCTGCGTGCCGAACAGCACGCCCTCTGGCACGCCCACGCCGAGAGCGATCTCGTGCATAAGGTGCTGCACGAAACCGGTGAACGCCTGCGACGGCCTCGACGGCATGACTTCCACGCGGTCGGAGTTCTGGAAATAGCGAATCATGCCGACCTCGGTCAGCTCGTTTTTCTGAGTCTGCCCGTTCGGTAAACCCATCGTGGGATTCGGCTGGAAAAGGTTGCGCGGGTTCGCGACGCCTCGGTCGTTGAAGATCAGCGCCGCCTGCTGCGAAGAGAAGCGCACGCCGGCCTTTTCGGCCTGCAAGATTTCGTGCAGCATCCGAGCCGTTTGGATTGCGCTGTGCAGGTCGGTGACGCCGCGATATTGGTCCACGCGGAACGGATCGAAGTAGTGGCAAAACTGATTCGCAGGGATGTCCTCGGCTCCGAAATAAACGCCGTCACGCGTGACTCGGAAAATCCGGTAAGCGACCGGCTGGCCGAAGTCATTCGTGATAATTCCTTGGAAGTAATTGTTCGAGGCGACGGCCGTCTCGTTCGGATTGCCGATGCGCGTTGCCGGCACCAGTTGGAGTTTGAGTCCCTCGCCGCTGCGCCGGATGACGAAACCGCAGTCGCCGTCAATCGGACGTTCCTCGGCCGCGAGCTGCACCAGCTTCTTGAAGCTGTGCCGGTTCGTCACGTCGCAGTTTTTGCACCACGCGTGGAAATAGTCCGAGACGATTTGATTGTAGTCGCGGTCGCCGGTCGTCGGTGAGTATTCGTGCGGCGTCAGGTAGAGTCCGAACTTGCGCGAGATTTCCCGCGCCTCGGGAAAATTGTCCACGAGGTCGCGAGCCTCATACATCATGACCACCCGGTCGCGCTGATTCTGCGAACTCTCGGACGGCTGGGTGTATTGCTTCGGTGAATACATCCGATTTGTCCGCGCCGCGTTATACTCAAACAGCGACTTCGCGACGCGTGCCTCCAAACGCTTGAGCGCCCATGTCGGCGCGATGTTCTCCAACGCCCGGTCAATCCAAGGTTTTTGCGCGACCAGTTTTGACGCGTCGAAAAAGTCGGTGCTCATGTGTGATTAGTTGCCGGTGAAGCTGACGAATGTCTGATCCGTTGACGCTCCGGCCGCGTCGGTCAATGCGTCCTGCAAGTTGCCAAGCATGTTGTTGAGCGCGTTAAGATCCGCCCGGCTCACGCTTTTCCCGTTCAGGCTGTAACTTTGGTTGAGCAGCACCGCCTGAATCGCGTCAATCGTCTTGGTCTTGAGCGCCGTCAGGGTCGCGGTGTCCAGTCCGAGAAATGGGTTGTCGAGCATACCACTGCTCGAAACGTCAAACCGGCGTTATTCCTTCGGCGCTGCGTAGCGAATCACGTTCGCAATCGTCGCCATGCAGAGCAGCATCGCCGAGGTGTCGAGACCGTGATTCGGCGCGTTGCTCTTCACCTCGCGCCACTCCCAGATTCCCGTCCGAATCTCCACCTTTGACTCGCCCTTTAGGTGTTCGAGGTAAAGCGGGTTCACGTCCTTCGGCAGCAACCATTTCAAATCGCCCTTGGCTTCGAGCGCGTTCGCGAGCAGGTCCTTGAAATAGTCGCCGCTCCAGTCGTAATAAAACACGTCTCCGCCCCGGTAGTCGCTCACTCGCGGTTCGCTGAACGGGAAGTTAATGAGCTTGTCGCTGGCCTCGTCGCGCATCGTCCAAGTTTTTCGAGCGTATCCGCGCATCCCGCGCCAGCCAAAGTCGGCGCAATCTCGGTCAACGTCGGCGGGTCGGTAGCCGCGGTCTTGGGCAACGCACGCGTCTTGCACCTTGTAACGGTGCTGCAACTGCCGGAGTTGGTCCCGCGTCTCGACCCGCCCGAAGTAAAGCTGCCGGTAGGTCGGACCGGTCGCCGAGCTGAACGCGCCGATTTCGACCCACCAGTGGTCTTGCTGCCGGTCCACGGCCATGAAGCGGATCACCTCGCCGTCGATTGCCTCACCGTTGGAGAACTGCGCGACGCTGTAGTCGCTCGCCTGAACGAATAGGTTGACCACCTTCTTCTCGACAATCCACGGCCTCGCCTCGCGCTTGGTCTTAAACTCGATCTTCATTTTGTCGTCACCTTGCCGCACGTGGTGATTGTCGGCCTCGCAGAATTCTTCGACCAGCAGCCGCATCGGACGGCTCACCAGCGACTCGACGCGGAAGCTCTGAATCTCGGCCGGCGCTGCCTCGTTCAGCGAAACGAACCGCCCGGCCCGCTTCCAGCCCGTCCGCGTCGTGTCCGTGTCCGGCGACTCGTGGCCGCAATGCGGGCAACGAAATCGGCACGACTCGACGGCTCGCGCAACGTCCCACGTCTCGTCATCGCGCTTCGCCGCCGCGTCCCAGACCACGCCGCCCCGCAGCCCAGTCTCCTCGTTCTTGTCCAGCGCGAACGCGAGCGGGTGAACCTTGTGGCACGCCGGGCACTCGGTGCTCCATTCCTGCTGCGTGCCTTGTCGAAAACTCGTGTCCTCGACGTTGCCGGTCTCCAGGTCCATTATCGGCGCTTGGCTCGTGTTGTAAATCTTCGACCTGCCCACCTCCTCAAAGCGTGAGACGCGGGCGACGGCGTGGCCATAAATGTCCGCCCATTTTGGCAACCAGATCTCGTCATTTATTTTGTAGCGGATGGACTGCGACTGCTGCGACGAAAGGTTCGCCGGGTTGAGAATGAAAAAGAAGCCGCCGAAATAAATTTCGGTCGTCGTCCGGTGCGGTCCGACTCGCGGAAGCATCGCCGCGACCGGCTTGCACGATTCGAAGATCGGGTTCAGCCGGCTCTTGGCGTGCCGGTCGATCATCTCGTCGGTCTGCATCGTCCACGAAATCGGCCCGGCGTCGTTGCAAATCAGCCACGGCACCCAGATGTCAGCGACGAGCGTGCCGCCAATCTGCACGGCCTTGCGGAAGTGCACGCGGCGCACCAGCGGGTTCTGGAGCGCATCGAAGATCGGAATCAGCCACGGCGAAATCTTGACGTTGAATGGTCCCGGCGTCGCGTAGCTCTCCGGCAGAATGATATGCTTCCGCGCCCACTCGTAAATCGGTGAGCGGTCGGGCTGCGGAAGGCGCAGCGTCGTGAGGAGGGTGTCGGAGGCGGTCACAAATCAGATGCCGGCTCGTAAATCGCGAACTCGCACCTCCACCCGTCCGTTCCCCCTCCGATTACGCGGCAATCCCAGATTCCAACCAAACTGCCTCCGCGAGAAACGCAAACGCCTTTTGAGTCTCGCCGGCTCAGATGATAAAACTCCACGAGTTGCAGCGCTGAATTGTCGCGCTCCATTGTCGCGATTAATTCACCGCCTCTGTCGGCGATTGCATTGTAGTGCACGATGTCCCCAGCCTTTCGTTTCGTCTGTTTTTTCGTTGTTGTTTTCATGGTGTTAAATTTCTTCAGCGATAAGTGCGTCGGAGGCGGTCACGTGTGAACAATCTTCGGACAATCCCTGCGAGCCTCGCAGAGCCGGAGCACGTCGTCCTCGCTGATTCGGTGATTCTGCACGCCGCATCCCCCGGCGAGGTTCTCCGCGCTTTGCCGGTCGCGACGATCCCGCGTCCGGCGAATGACCGCAAACGACGGGTCCGCGTTTTGCCAATGCGTGCCGGCGAACCAAAAGGAATGATCAAACGTCCCTCCGCTCTGCCGATGATTGCCGAGGTAGAGGCGAATACCGTGACCGGATCGAATCACGATTGGCTTCTGGTATCCTCGATTTTCGAGCGAGCGATAGTCTGGATCGCCGTGCGTGCGCTGCGGCACCGGCTGACGATCAAGATCAAGGTCGGTCTCGGAGTGATGGCGGAACACGTTTCGCATCCGAGCCTCGACCGCCGTGACGTGACTCGGAACGCTCGCAAGGTAGGTCTGCGCGCTCTCGTTGTTCCACGGCCAGATAAACTCGTCGGCGTCCACGACAATCTTCCAGTCGAACGGCGCCGGCTCAGCGAGCAGAGCGTTGACCTTGTCGGCCTTAATGCGGTCGTCCATGCCGGCTGGAAACTCGAAGTCCATCACGCGGACGTTGTCCGCCGCTTCGAGCACTTCCCGCGTGCGGTCCGTTGACCGCGAGACGACGGCGAGGATCTCGTCGGCCCATGCGTAGTGCTGCACGAATAGGCGCGAGAGAGTTTCCTCGTTGTAGAAAAAGCAGATGACTTGGACGCGGATCATGGGTCACTCTCTCGACCGGTCCAGCGCCTCGGCCTCGAAGGTCGCAATGTTCGCGTTCACGACCTCGCGGATCTCACTCAGAATCACGCCGCCTTCGACGTTTAGCTCCGCCGCGTTCATGCCGACGCCGCGCGGTCCGAGTTCGATCGTCAGCTTGAGCCGCAGCAGCAGGTCCAGCTTTTGGCCGAGCGTGACGAGCATCGCCTCGACTACTTCCCGATCAATCACGTCGCCGGCCTCGCGCTCGTTCTTCGACCGGGCGAGGCGGATTTGCTCGCGCATCAGCTCGGCTTTAAGGTCGGCGAGTCCGCCGCCGCTTCCGCCTACGCGTCCGAGTCCGTGCGAGTCGGCCCATGCTTTGACTTGCTCGAAAGTGCCGTCGTGCGGAAAGCCGTCGCGCTTGCGCCAGTTGCGCAGCGTGCGGATGTCGATTTGCAGCTTTTCAGAAAGCGCGATCAGATCAGGTTCAGGCTTGGGCATAGTTTGAACCTTTGCTGATATTTTCCGACGCCCACATTGGCTGGAGATTGCGCCAGTTAAAACACTGAAGCACCTGCTCTTTGTCGTTCAAATCAAACGATGCGCACGGCCTGATGTGGTCAACGTGCCATTCGCCGTAATTTTCCCACGTCATTCCTTTCTCAAATTTGCCCTCGATGTAGCTTCTGAGAAATGCGACTGGACAACCGACCACAGAAAACGAGCCGACGCCATTCACTCGCTGACTTTTCATGGCTGACCATATTCGATTCATCAGGGTCTTTCTTAGCCTTGCGGACGGAATCTCCATGTTCTCGCGCCATCTCGCTTTTTTCCTTTCGCTTAAAGTCAACGAATCGCTTGGCTTGAAATAATTCCTTCGCTTGGTCGTGTCGATTCCAGCCTCTTTCAAAGCATACAAAACCGTTGCCGGCGCGATTTCAAATTGCTTGGCAAGTGTTTTGGCCCCCGTTCCTCGGTGGTAATGAGCCATCATGACAAGGATGTGTTCCCACGCTTTGCTCGGCTTTGCTTTTGACTGAATCGCCTTGCTGCCGTTTCTGACTGGCCCGTTTGTCAGCCAATCGATCACGTCGCCCTGAATCACTTTTTTCAAAGAGGCTTCATGCCGCCATCCTTTCGCATTAGCAACGACGTTCCTCTTGCACATTTTCCGACAAATGTTTGGCGCGATTTTTTTTGAGGTCGAGAATTCGCTTATCGTCTGCTCGCAGGTTTCTCCCGTAAATTGATTTCGCCATCTGTGCAACCGCGCCACGCGCGAGAGCTGCGTTCTGCTTGCACGCCGAAAGTTTTGCGTCGGTTTTCGCACGCCCACCTTTTCGGCCCATAGCTCTTGCTGATTCATTTAACGAAACGCTTGGTTCTGTTTCCATTTTGGTCAACTGTTTTGTCTGATTTGTAAGCTGGTCTGCGGAACAATGTTAAAAAAACCAAACCCAATTTCTTGCATTAGGTCGATTAACC